TACAAAGAATCAATATGTAATTTATCCACACGAAGAAAATAGTGAACCTCAACCGGACTTGGATCCTAAAGACAAATTGATATATCTTACAATTCGTAGGTATATGAATAAGAAAACAATGGAATGTTATCCAAGTTATGCAGAGATTACTAGATGTACGGGAGCAGCTGCTAAAACTATCAAAAAATGTGTAGATAATCTTGTCAAAGAAGGATACTTAGAAACTCGTAAAGAAGGTAGAAGAATCTTCTATAAATTTAATAATAAGAAGAAATTCGAAGCATTTTCTTATGATTTTTTAGATAACCCGAACCTAACATTTACTGAAAAAGCATACATAGTAGCTACTCAACAATATATGTATAAAGATGAAGATACCGAAGAAGGAAGAGTAAGTTTCACTAATAAAGAATTAAGTGAACGTATAAATATGCCTGTTGCTACTATAAGTAAGTGTAACAAAGAATTAGAACGCAAAGGATATTTAAGTGGCTCTTCTAGTTTAACTAAGTCTTTTAATTTGAGAGAACTTGATCAATTATTTATCCTAAAATTCAGAGATATTGATCAAAGAATTGAAACAAATACAGAAGATATTAATAAACTTAAGCGTGAAAACGAGGAGATGAAGCGAACTCTTGAAGAGATTCAGAACAAATTAAACATTCCGAAGAAAATGAAGTTTTATCTTTAATTATGAATTTTTCTGATAAAAGATTACTCTATGCAGGTAAATTTTCTCTAGGATATTTAAATACAGATATAAATACTAAATTTGCACTTATAAGTCTTATTGGTTATTTATATTCTAAGATTCATCCAAAGAAACCTAATATAACCTACTTAGATATAATCAAACAGATTAATAATAAAGGTAAATGTAATCTTACAGATGTCATAATGGAAGGCTTAGCAATAGTATGTGAAGATTTTGCATACGGTTGTAAAGAATTTCCCACATTCGGATTACAGGATAAAGAAATACCTAATAAGATAAAATCTATTCTTCAAATGTATCTACCATTTTGAATAGGTTTGTAGATTCTGTTAGATTATCATTGTAAATAAATCTCTTAACTTTTATTAACTCAAAATTCTAATGCTCAATTTTGGGTAGTAAATTAGGAATAGTAAGTTTGCAGTACTTAGAAATGAGATTAATGACAGAGTTCTAGATGATAAATATGAATTAATGTTAAACTAAATTTTTTTGTAATATGGTAAATTTTAAAACTCTTGAAGTAAGTGGTGCAACTAAGACAGAAGCAATGGAGAAGGCTCCTTTTGAGATTATGGGTGATGCTACACAGGCATATACAGCATGGCGTAAGAAGCAGACTAATGCTATTACAGAGGCAGATAAGAAGCAGTTTATGATTGACTACCTCGAGAAGAAGACTAAGTGTGTTCCTGGTGTAGGTTTCGCAATTACTCTCGAAGCAGCTGTAGCAAGCACTCGTGAGCGTCCTTATACTGTTGAGTCAGTTAAGCGTGATGGTGCTCGTAAGTGGAAGACTGTTCATGCACTTATTGATGACAATGGTACAATCGTTAAGCGTTGCGATGGCACTAAGGCAGATGCTATTGCAGAAGCTAAGGAGCTTTATAAGAATGGTTATCGTGGTGATCTTACTTGCAATGTAATTAAGGAGGTTGTAGAAGGTTCTCCCATTGCATTCAAGATTAAGTATACTCCTTCTAAGAATGCTCGTATTGGTAGCTATATGGTATTTGGTGTAGAACGTGACTAATTTGCAAGGTCAATAAATTAATAATCTTTTATTTAAGGAGGTTCTCCAGTAATGGAGGATCTCCTTTTCTTGTTTAAAATCGTAACTGAATTAAAAATCGTAATGGAAATAATACATGATCGTGATATTGCACAGGTTGCAGTAGAATGTTTAAATGAAAAATCAAATGGTGTAATTCTCGTATATGACAAAGAGAATTACTTGATAGGGTATATTATTAGTACATATAATGATAGAGAGAATGAAATCGGTGTAACTTGGCACATGATTAAAAGCCTATCTTTAAAGGATAGTGTTTGCTCTAGTAGTTCCCTCAAGTCTTTAATTGATGATATATTGGACTATGAGGGAGAATGTAGATTTGAGTATCTTCCCATTTATTATGATGTATACGAGTAATGAGACAAAGACTTCCTAAGAATTTCCTTACTATTATAAAAGGAACTGACTTTTGTCCTGATTTTTATATAGATACACCTTACTGGGGTAAAGTAGATAAAGAAGCAGTTATTGAAACTGTTTATAATAATAACACTTTGTTAACCAGTATAGGTAAAGTAGACATAATTAAAAAAGGATGGACTGATGGTCTTATGCGATTTAGATATAAAAATAGAGTAATTGCATTTTATGGTTTACAAGAATCTAAGAGAGATGTAACTGCTAGTCGCATACAAATAACTAAGCAGTTAATTCAAGTACTTGGATATTATTCTCAACTTGAAGAAACTGTAAAGAAAGATTGTCTTGTATTTTGTCTCAACTCTGCCTATTTTTATGGGTATATTTTTAAATCTCAAATAGAAGACTTAATTAAAGAAGTCTTACCTTTAATTGAAGAATCAGGATTAAGTGCTTCTAAACTTTATAGTAAACTTCCTAAAGCAAAAGCACTTGTTATGAATTGGGTCAACGATCATTATAACGAATGCCATATTGAGGAATTAACTGGTGAAAAGCATGCAGAAGCATTTGAAATAAATAAAGTATTTAGAGAAATATATTTAAATTGTTTATAATATGAAACTTTTAGATCTTATTCCTATAACTAAAGTACCTAAGGATACAGTACTTTCTTCTGATATATATTCAGATTCCGAAGGAATTATACTTGTACTTCTTGATGGTAATGTTAGAGGATATATTGCTTATCATTACGATAATGAGGATTGGCGATACTATATAAACATTAATAATGTTCCAGAATTAGTTGAGGATTCTCTATCAAGTCTACTTACTAAAATAATAGAATCAAGTGAAGAACATATAACATTTAAATTTCTACCTTTTAAAAATTAATATTATGGATAAGAAATCATTTTATAGTTTTGAAAATTACAAGCCTAATCATAAGGCAGTTCCTGTAACTTATAAAGGAACACAATATCTTTCTAAAGTACAATGCTGTGTACTTGAAGGAATTACTCGTAAAGAACTTGAAGAATATCTTAAAACAATATGAGAAAGGTTTATGTAGTTAGTGAATTTGGTGGAGAATGGGAAGATAGATGGGAACATGTTTTTGCCGTTTGCACCACCAAAGAGAAAGCAGAAATGCTTCAAAAAGAGATTGAAGATGAACATAATGAACATGGAGTCATATCTAGTGAATTATATGATAAACTCCTTTGTAGATTATGGGATTACAATGAAGAGCATGGAATAGAAGAGGAAGATGATAATGAAGTAGAAAATCTCCATAAACTATTTCCTAAGTATAGTATTGAAGATCTCCAGAAAGCATATAACAGATATTATGATTGGAGAGATTGGTGTGGAGTGAATATCGAAGAAATAGATTTTTACGAATAACTAATATGAAGGGAAGAGTAGTATTACTCTTCTCTTCTTTTATTTTTAAGAATATTATATGGAAATAACAATGAACCAACTTTATGAAGGAAAACCTTTAATAATTAAAAATAATAGATTTTTTTCTACATCTGCCTATGTAGAACCATTTTTAGAAAAAATGAGTAAATACACTAATAATTTTATTATAAATGTTAAAAATCCAGATATTATGTCTATGACTTCTGATAACGGAGAAATTAATAATTCATATTCTAGAGTGTGGGTTGAGGCTATTCTCCCAGATGATTATGCAATGGATGGTCACAAACAATCTGTTAGCTTACTTTATGCTCTTGACACTCGTAAGCCAATTTATAAGATCTTTAAAAATACAGTTAGAATGGCTTGTTTAAATATGTGTGTATTTAATCCAGAGCATCTTTTAGTTCAGGAGCTTGAACCTGAAAGAGCTATGGATTATACATTTGCTTCAGTTGTAATGGAGATGACAGATAATACTAAAGCAACACTCGAAATGATGTCTAACACATTTATAAAGAGAGATGAATTAACTGATTATCTCGGACAATGGATTGATAGAACTATTAATAGTTCTTATAATAATGGTTATGGTAAAGTAAAACTCGCAGAGAGTATTCCAGTAGAAGCATATAAAGATCTTGTTATAAACAAAGATTCCGATTATTTTACTGAATCTGGGGATATTTGTTTGTTTGATGCTTACAATGCTTTCACTAATCTTATTTGTAATGATAAAGGGAAAGATATAGTTAATAAATTTGAAAAATGCTGGTTAGTTTCCAATATAATGGCAATATGAAAAGTCGTAGAGATTGTATTGAACAGGCATATAAGGAGTGTCTGAATGAAATGTATGTAGAATCTTATCCTTCTATAACTCTTGATGAAATCCTTCAGATACAAAAGGAATTTCCTGATAGAAAGTTATATGAGGAACATTATTTATCTAACTTTAAGTATAGAGAAATACTTAATAAGTATAAAAATATATATAACATTAGAGATCACTGGAGAGAGAATATGAATTTTATAATATCTCTTCTTAAAGATGGAGGTGGATTTAAAAATACATATACTAAGGAATTTGGAAGAGGAGCAGAGAAAGTTCCTACATTAGATAAACTTACTCCTGATGCTGCTAAAGTTATACAGGTATTAGAGGATTATAAGAATTTTTATAAGCCTGATTACTATGAAACAATGTTTGATTCTTCTATTGCTTTAGGTGCATCTCCTACTTCCGTAGCTGAAAGAGTCCTTGAGAAGAATCCAACTTGGAGAAGTGACATAAAAGAGATAACTTTGTCTAAACTTGCACATGAAGATGTAGCAGAAGAATGGTGGAATACTGCATTTGATGTATATTCTGAATTTCTTCTTTATTTCTTAGACCTTGATATATATACTGAGGACTTTGATACTAAAGAAGATTTCCTTAGTGTAGTTGGATCTGATTTAGTATGTGCTATTCATAATTCTGCGTTTATAACAAAGGATAATATTTATCCTTACGCTAAGGTAGATTATAAGCATAAGAATATAGAAGTAAAAAAAGATATGGAAAAAGATTTTAAGAAAATATTTGAACCTTATTTATGGACTGTAAATGACGGAAAAAGAATGGCTTAACAACAATCAACTCTCTCTCGATATTTGGAATAAAAAATATCGATTTGAAAATGAATCTTTTAATCAGTGGTTAGATAGAGTTAGTGGCGGTAATAAAAAGAAAAGTCAGGTGATTAAAAATAAGAAAATTCTGTTTGGAGGTAGAACCTTAGCTAATAGAGGTATTAGAGATACTGGAAGCTACTCAAATTGTTATTCAAGAGGATTTATAGATGATTCTATTGATGGAATAACGCAGGCTTCTAGTGATATTGCTAAGACCTTTAAAGCTCAAGGTGGACAAGGATTATCTTTAACTAAGATAAGACCCAAAGGATGTCTTGTAAAAGGTGGATATAAATCTGATGGAATTGTTCCATTTATGCATATATTTAATACCATAACAGAATCTATCAGCCAAGGAGGATCTCGTAAAGGTGCATTACTTATGTCCTTATCAGTAGAACATCCAGAAATTGAAACATTCATCACTATAAAGGAAGATCCGAATGAAATAAATAAAGCGAATCTTTCTGTAGAGATTAATGATGAATTTATGGAAAATCTCAATAAGGGTACAACTTATACCCCGTCCTTAAAGTGGAAGAATTATACATCCAAAGAAATAGATCCTGAAAAAATATTTAATACTATAGCAAAATCTGCATGGAAGAGTGCAGAGCCTGGGATTATCTATACTAATAGATTCCGTAATTATAATCTTATGGAATTTGTACCAGAATATAATATAGAGACTTGCAACCCCTGCGGTGGACGTTTGCCGCAGTAAAATTGGGCAAAAACGGTGAAGTCTACACAGATAATTTATCTGCATGATAATACCGTGGTAAATAATTCGATCGCGAAAGGCGAATTATCACCGTAGAGCATAGGAGGTGAATAAATATAATCCTCCCACGAGTGTCCAATATTAATTTCAAGAGAATTAATAAAAATATATGCCGTTCCGTCAGATGATAAATCTGAATATAGTAAGGAGGAAACTCCCGGAAGTGTAGGATAAAAAGCCCGCACGATAACAATAAAGGAACAACCTTTGGCTAAAAATTCTGCTTGTAACCTTTGTTCTATTAATTTATCTGAATATGTAATTAATCCATTTAAAGATAATTGTTCTATTGATTGGGATAATCTAAAGAAGGATATAATTGTTATAGTTAAAGCAATGGATGACGTACTTGAAGAGAACTTAGAACGTCATGCTTTACCTGAGCAAAGAGCTATGGCAGAAAAATTTAGAAATATAGGCATAGGCGTCATGGGTCTTTCAGACTTTCTTGTTAAGTGTAAGATAACTTACGGATCTCCTAATGCAGTTAACTTGGTTAGAAATGTAATGCGAGAAATATTTAGGACTGCAGTACAAGCAAGTGTAGATCTTGCAAAAGAACGTGGAAACTTTCCTGGATATTCATCTAAAGTTTGGGATTCTCATATAATAGAACATGCATTTTCTACTGAAGAAATAAAGAAATTCAAGAGAATAAACAAACTTAGAAACTGTAGTCTGTTATCTATTGCTCCAACTGGGTTGGTTTATTAATGGCTCAGTATAAATTCCGTTAATTGCTGGAACACCCTTAAGCTAAAATTTACTATAAAAATTAAATAATAGTTAAAATAATTTTAGATTTTGTATTTTGATGAATTGACAATGTATTTGTGCAGAATATTGGTATTGAGTCAATATCTAAATCAGAATCAAAGATGGGCAATCAGCAGCCTAAAAATACTTTTGACTTAGTATTTTATAGGTTCAACGACTATTATGTACATTGTAAGCTGATGGCAATGGAAACACGGAAATTATTTTTTATTTATGAGTAAAATTACTATTTCAAAAGAAGAGTTTGAGGAACTTTATTTTAATTAGGAATTATCCACTAGAGATATTGCTAAAAAATTGGGAGTTGGACAGACTACTGTCCGTAGATTTATGACAAAACATGATATAAATCATTTAATGATCCTATTGAAGCAAATCAACTTGATAACTTAATATGCTTATGTCATAAATGTCATACTTTTGTTCATTCAAATAGTAATATTGATAACGTATATAGAGAATAATAAGATATAGTCTGATCTTATGGGAAACTATAAGCTGCGAAAGCGCAATAAGTGTTGCGAACTTATTGGAACAAAAATGCATTGGGAACTATGCTCAATATAGGGACTGGTTGTGAGCCATTCTTTGCTTTAAGCTATATGAGAAGAACAGTATCTCTAAATAAAGAAGAGACATACTATAAAGTTAATGTAAAAGCATTGGATGAATATAAAGAAATAACTGGCAATGATGACATCCCTTCTTATTTTGTAACTGCGAATGATACTCCATGGAAGCAAAGAGTAGAAATGCAAGCAGCAATGCAAGAGTATGTAGATACTGCGATTAGTTCGACTGTAAATCTCCCAGAGTCTACTACTGTAGAGGATATTAAAGGACTTTATAGGTATGCTTGGGAGAAAGGACTAAAGGGTATTACTGTATTCCGAGATGGAAGTAGACAAGGTATACTTACTACCTCTGAATCTAAAGAAGAATCAGATAAACTTGAGAGAGGTGTTATAATTCCTTCAAGTAATGATTGTCTTGGAATTAAACGTACTCTTAGTACTGGATGTGGCAGCTTACATGCTCAATGTTTCTTTGATAATAAGACTGGGGATCTAAGAGAGATTTATCTTTCTAAAGGATCTACAGGAGGTTGTAATAACTTTATGATTTCATTATCTCGAATGATTTCACTTGCAGCTAGAGGAGGAATTAAGGTTGATTCTATTCTTGATCAATTGAAATCTTGTGGTGTATGTCCTTCTTATGCTGTTAGATCTGCAACAAAGAACGATACTTCTAAAGGAAGTAGTTGTCCTGTTGCTATCGGCAATGCAATTAAAGACATGTACAATGAAATGCAAGAGATTATTTGCAAATGTAATGGATCTAAAGTAGAAAATAAAACTGAAGAAGAGGATAATTCTTTAGAAGAATGTCCTAACTGCCATAAGAAAACTTTGATTCATTCTGGAGGTTGCATTCAATGCAATTCCTGTGGTTTCAGTCGATGCAATTAAAAATATGATTATAATAGCAATTATAGTAACAATAGTTAGTTTTCTAAAGATGATACTAGTATATACTACTGCTTCTAAAAGTGAATTTCTTGAAACGTTTAGTGAGAAAATAGTAAAATTAGCAGGAGTATTGATTGCTTTAGATTGTGTACTAGTAATGATGTGTGGATTATATATTATCTTTGAATGAAGGATATATATTTAATCTATAATGATCCAAAAGTATTAAGAAGATTAGGAGGACCTTATGCAATTACAGGTTCTCCTTTTCTTCATTTTATAGATTCTACTACTAGATCTGGAAAAAAAGAAGCATGGAAGATTAAAAATCAATTCGCTGCTAAACTTGATCCTTTTATAGTAGTATATGAGAATGATAAAGCGATTAAGGCGTTTTATTCTGAGACAGGAGAGGATGTTGTAGATTCACTTATTAAATATTTAAATGAATGATTATGTATACTGAAAACGAAATGGATATACTTGCCGAAATTGCAGAAGAAAATCAAGCATACTACGATAGTCTTGATATTGATGAGGGTGCAGAAGATACACTCGCTGAAATGGCAGAAGCGTATGCAGAACTTTCCGAAGAGGAAGTTGACTTTTGATGGTCAAAATTTAATGTTATATTTATTAAAATCTTCTGATCGATTAAAGATAGGATTTGCCGCAGATATGCAGATGCGATTAAAAGCCTATGCTACACATAATCCTTGGGATCATTCAGGAGATAGTGTAACTCAACCCTGCACTTGGATAAGACCTAATACACTTATAATGGATAAGTTTAAAGGTTATAAACAAATAGTAGGACACACTCAAGTAGAAAAGCCATACTGCTTAGATGACTATGTATATTTATTTGATGCATTAGCTAATGGATGGTATGGAATAGTAGATACAGATGTAGTTTATAGATGTAATATTAAAACTAATGAGGAGGAAGCTATATGATTAATGTAGTAGTACAAATTTATAACATTTCTAATAATCCTAATCCTGAATACACACATCCTACAGATGCAGGTGCAGACATCCGTGCAGATTTTAGTAGAGTATCTCCAGAGAACCCCATTAAACTTTATGGAGAAGGTGAAATAATCTTTGCTGGTGAAGGGCATCCTACTACTATGTTGCGCTTAGAACCAGGTAGCAGAGCAATTATTCCTACTGGTCTATACACTTCTATCCCTGAAGGTTATGAAATACAAATTAGGCCTCGTAGTGGACTCTCAATCAAGAAAGGATTAAATTTAACTAACTCTATAGGGACTATAGACGCGAGTTATAAAAATGAGATAGGCGTACCAGTAATTAATCATGGTTTTGAGACCATTTGGATTGAAGATGGTGAGCGTATAGCACAGATGGTACTAAGTGAAGTACCTCATATAGATTGGCAGAGTGTAAAATCACTCTCAGAGCTAGTCGGAGAAAACCGTGGCGGAGGCTTCGGGCATTCTAACCTCGATAAAGATGGAAACTATATATCTAATAAATAAAATACAATGCCTAAGAATGATATAATTGACGAATCAGCGAACTTTGAGAAAATGCAACCTAAGAAACTTAACAAAGTTCAGATAGCTAAACTTGATAAAGATCAGCGGGCAGGTCGTAAACCTATCATAATTAGAGGTGTTCAAGGATACCTTGATGGTGATGGTAATTGGAAGAGTGTTGCCCTTATAAATCGTATGAAGAAAGAGGGAGTATGGGGTAAGCAAGCCAATGAAGTAACTGAAGCACAAAGACGCAGGGTATTTAAATGATAATAAATATTGATTATACTATTCAAGATTCTTTAGATTTAGATATTGATAAGTTAGCTAATGTAGTAGTAACTAATGAGTTTACTAAACAACAGATGAAGCATGAATTTAAAG